ATGTGTGAGTAACAGGCTTCATAGACATTAGTTTGTCTGTGGCATCTGCTATAGGCTGGATGTTTTCCTTTAGGCGAGCGTCTGATGTGGTGTTGAAAGTAGAACCTGTAGAAGTATATTTAATACTGCCAACATTTGAGGCGGAACTGTTTACCCAATAGCCAAAATATCTGTCTCCAGTGTTATTAGAGGCTTTGCAAGTATAGGCGGTATAATTTTCCCCTTGGTTGTAGATAACTATACCATTCTTAGACGTGTTGCCTTGGTTCATAGCTAAAAAGCCATTAGCTAAACCACTAACGCCTGAACCTACCGAAGAACCAATAACAACTTGGTCAGTGCTAGCATCAACGAACAGCATGTGATTATTAGCACCACTTGCAACACGGAAATCTGTTAAGCCACGGTTAATATTAAACACAGCCTCAGTAGGAGTAATTCGCATCCTCTCTGTTTTTGTATTATTACCGCTAATGGTATCCAACGTAATACCACCATTATCACTAGAATTACTTTGACCTAAGACGCTTATTGATGACTTAAAGAAACCATTCATAGCCAAACCGTAGACAATACCCTCATTGTTACTGCCTCTACGATCTCCATAATAGTTATATGTAAAAGTTCCTGTCTCGCTTATACCAGAGAGTGCATTACCCTCGGCGTTAATGCGAAATCCGTCAACAGAGCCGCCTATATCTCCACTACTAGTTCCAAACAAAACATGATCAAGACTGGCATCAACAAACAGCATATGAGAGTTGCTGTCACTCTCGACACGGAAGTCACGGTCTGAGCCTTCATTATTGAAAATGACTGCACTATCCGTGAACCTTAAATATTCGTTTCCAGAGGGGTCACCAAAAATTGTTCCAAGGCTACCTCCTCGCATATAAAAATAGTTGTTTGTGTGCAATACAAGACCAGTTGTAGGAAATGTGCCGTCAGTTTGAAAATCTAAATAACCGTCTACGGTAACTCCGTCAGTTACGGCCCTTCCCGTGATGTCTACACCTGTGCTGGTGGTGGCGAGGCGAGGCGAATTAGATGCGTGGTATAGTGTGACTGCGCTAGTTGACGCATTGCCTTCCAGATATGTAGATGCACCATCAGAGGTAAGCAACTGCATATTATCGCCTTGGATTTTAAGTTGCCCAGAGCCATATTCACGAATACGTGCGTGTGTTGCGTCACTGTATATTTCAAGTTCTGCGCCGAAGATGGCTTTGACGTTATCACCCATGCTTAGGTTGCCCGTCACAGTATCACCAGCAACATTTACATAACGTGCGTCTGATTGTGTCTGGGTGTAGTGAGTAGAAAGAGTGAATGTGCCGTAGGCAATTATCTCAAGAGTGTCATTCAATGCCGCGCCAGAAGCCAAGACGATGGATGTGCCGTTAGTTGCAGTATAGTCTGCCGGAGCGAGCTTTACGCCGTTCATGTAAATATCTGCGTAGCCACTATCGTATGCAAGAGAGTTGCCGTTTGCGTCTGCGCCAGTGAAAGTGGTTTGGCCTGCTGTTGCTGTGTAATTAAAGCGGTCTGCCGTTCCGTTGACAGAAGAACCAGCCGCCGTCCAACCAGATTGGGCATATACCTTCATCGTGTTGGTACTTGTGTCGAAGTACAAATCACCTAGATCGAGAGCCGAACCGTCTGGGTCTTGCGTCGGTGCAGACGATTGTGCGCCAAGATAGGTGTTGTTGAAAGCGGTTACGTTGGTTGCGGCGGTCGTGACGTCTGCCGATATGCCTGCGACTGTCGTTACATTGGCTGAAATGCCTGCGACCGTTGTAACATTGCCTGAGATACCAGCGACTGTTGTAATGTTCGCGTTGTTCGTCGCGGCTGTTGTTACGTTTGCGCTTATGCCTGCCACGGTTGTGACGTTCGCACTTATGCCGCCAACTGTGTTGACGTTTGCTATGTTGGTGGCCGTTGTATTTACGTTCGCTATGTTTGTGGCGACCGTGTTTACATTGGCTATCGAGCCGCCAACAAGGTCTACGTTTGTTATAGCATTCGCGACTACTTCGATCTCTGACGTACTTTCGTTGAGGTCGTCTGCGGCAGTTATGACTGCGGCGATGTCGTTCGCTACCGTCTGCAAGTTGTTGTTGTCGATCTCGTCTGCAACAGTCTGCAAGTCTGCGACGTTGGTAGCTACGGTGGATATGTCTGTGTTGTTGTTTGCGACTGTGGTGACGTTAGATGCTATGCCAGCAACCGTTGTAACATTGGCGGAAATGCCAGCTACTGTTGTAACATTCGGTGCAATACCTGCAACAGTAGTTGTATTTGCTGAGATGCCTGCAACTGTTGTGACATTGCTGTCTATGTTTGCAACAGATGTTACGTCTGCGGATATGCCAGCTACAGTGTTTACGTTTGATATGTTTGTTGCGGTTGTATTTACGTTGGCGATTGCCGCCGCAACAGTGTTGATGTTGGCTATGCCAGACGAAACTGTGGTGACTGCTGTACTGGTTGCCCAATATTTCGCTGAGTATTCGCTGGTGTTGCCGACTGTGCTGGATGTTTTGATCGCCCAGTCTTTTGCAGAACCCGTTGTGGTGTCGATACCCGTGCCACCAACTGCGTAGGCTTTAGATGAATAGTCTGTGCTGACAACTTGGCCATTTGTCTTGGATGCCCAATCTCTGGCTTCGGATACATCTACGAGCTTTTCTGTGTTGGCAGATGCGATGACTGCCGCTTCGTCTGCGAATGTTGTGCCAGATGAAAGGCCATGGACGATGTAAACGTCCTTGTTTGTAAGTGTTAGGAGGTCGAAGTTGTTGTAGGTTGTTGACGCGCTGAAGGTGCCAGTGATGTCGAAGAACGTGGTAATGTCCGTCCAGCCAGTGTTACTGTTGGCGAAGTTGCCTGCGCGGAACTGGATTTTATCTGCGGTCGCGTCGAAGCGGAACTCAAAGTTAGCGGCGCGGAATACACCACTGCTATCAAAGAGGTCATCCATCAAATCGGGGAGCGTGCGGCTACCCTTCTCTGAGTTCTCCATATACGTGTCAAGAATGTGGTCGCCTGTCGCTGCGCTCCGAAACCTTAACTGTTCACCTGTAGGACGCGTAATACCCATCAGTCATAATACCCCATGTCTTTCATCAGACGCACTAACTTTGCCTTAGTAAGTGTGTACTTGTCGTCCAATGCGGTTGTATTGGTTAGCCCCTCTAGCTCTGAGATGCGCAAACGCATGGCCTCGATCTGAGATTTTAGGGCAGTAACTTCAGAGGTGCGCTGTTCATCGCGGACGTCTAAATCGCGTTGTTGTACGCGCTCGACTTCATCGACGTAGTCAACGACCTTCTGATCTATAGTGGAAGCTAGGGCGGTTTTCTTTTGGCTCATCGTCTCTTGGCCTCACTCATTGGTATTAGGTTGCCCTTCTGGACTTCGTTCTGGACATCACCTTGTGGTTGTACGGATGCTCCGCGCATCTTCTCCATTAATTGCATTTGCTGTGAAGGACTTGGCCCTTCTTGCTCTAATTGCTCTTTGGAGACGCGGAAACGGTCTAAGTCTGTGATACCCATTGCGCGGATTGCCTCTTCTGCAATCTGGCCAGCGTTGTACTCCATGTTAAGACCTGTCTGGGACATAATCTGTAGCATGTTCATCCACGTTTCGGCGTTGCGCGTTGGTTCAAGCGGGAGTGTGCCGTCGATAACAAGGTAATCAATGTCGCCTTGTAGGTTCTTCTGCACGTCGTAATCGAGGTAGCCATCTTCTACCATGCCTGACAGTTGGTTGGGCATGTTGAGTTGGTCTATTTTTATGGAGCCTTGCATAGATAGGCTGTCTTGAATGTTGGCTGTCATCATTCTGACCATCGGGCGAATGGTTGTGGCAGACATAATACGAGCCAAGACGCCAAGACGCTGGGAGCCAAGTTGGGTTAGGCGTTGTATTTCTGTGGCCGTGCGGATGCCGTCTGAGGTCGGCATACCTTGTTGTGCGTCTGAAGCGGCACTTACACGTTGCTTTAACTCGGACATTGCGCCGATGTCGTTGAAGTGTCCGCGTGTTACGTCTGGGACTTGAGCGATGAATACGCCGTCGCCCGGTTTGGAGCCGGGCAAGGTGCGGACTACACCCCATGGGTTGCGGTCGATCAAGTCTGGGACAGATACTTGGGTTGGGTCAACGAAGATAAGGTTGTTGAGTGCGGCACTGATGTTGTCGATACGAGAGCGCATTAGATATGTTGCGATGTCGTGCATCGGTAGAATGAGATCGTAGAGCGATTGACCGTAAGTCTTGTGCTGATCTTGGTATAGACCGCCAATGACTGTTGGGAACTGCTGTCCGTATGGGTTCAGTTGGAAGCGTAGGACTACATTCTCGTCGAGGATTGTGACCACGAGGAAGATTTGGTCGATTGCTGGGATGCCAATCTCGTGACCTGATAGGCGTATCCATGCCTCGTCTGTTACGCGGCTGTCGCCAAGTGTGAAGTAGGCGTGATCCATACGCTCGCGTTGATTAGGACTGGCAGGGTCTATGGAAAGACCCCGCCCTTCTTCCTGATGCCACTTATGTGCATTCCAAGCATTTCTGGGAGGGGATAGCTTGTGACGCAGGGCAGGGAACTTCTTTAGCTTCGGGTACATGCCAGAGTAGAGGAGACTGTTGAAACTAGAGTAGTCGGAGAAGACGATGTATTGCATGTTCTCCCAATCGCCCCAGTTTACACGGGGGTCAGGAAAACAGCGACGTGGGTCGAAATTAACTATTTGGTTCTGGTTTGTCTTTGCATTCCAGACGACTTTCGTCGGAGCGAAGCCATAGCGTATGCTGTCCAGTAGTAACTGTGCAAGACGTGCTTCTCCGGCGGTACGCCGCATCTGCTGATGTAGAACACGTTCCAATATAAGTGAGGACTGTCGAGACTTTCGGTTGAGACCTTCGAGTTGGAACATGGGGTTACGGCCAGAAAGTGCGGCCATAAGGTATGTGAGGACTGTATCCGCAATGGCGCGGGTGTCGGCGATGACGGCTTTTTCTCGGAAGTCTGTCGCGTCTGGCCTAACATATACGTCATGAGCGCGATCAGCTTCTTTCCAATGGTCATAGCGTTTCCTAATCTTGTGATAGGACATATCAACCATCGACTTAACATAGTCGACAATCCGACGCTCCTGCTCTTCATTGAGGAGATGCGATATGTCTTCGTATGCAACAAGTTGTTCGGCGAACTCAGAGAGATCGACAACTACGCCCTCGTTAGGGCCAGCGGCGTATTCCGCGCTTCTATATGCGGAACCTGATGCTGTTGTACGTGCTTTGGGGCCATTTACGCTCATGGACTAAAGATACCTTCTGTTGTGTGGGTGGTCGTCCCTACAAACCCCAACCTGTCCATTTTGGAATGGCATGGCCGACGCGGGTTTTGAGAGATTTACCTAATGATGAAACGTCATGATTATTAAGAGATTGGCTTGCGTCTGCGTGTAGTGACCACGCTTCTGGACTGATTGATGTTCGTGATAAAATATCTACAGCCATTGTAGCGGCGTCGACTTGGTCATCGTGGTTGCCGCCGGGGAATGTTACGCACTCCTCGATGAAGGCGTCGAGCCAATCAGATTGATCAGGCACGAAGACCCGACCGCCCTCGATTATTGGGAGGATGGCGTTGACGCGTGCGACTTTGTCGTGGACTACTTTGTAGGGGATTACGGCCATACCACTCTCGCGCTTGAGTTCTTGTATTAGGGATTGGCCAGAGGCTTTGTCTTCTATGTACATTGCGCGTAGGCCACGTCCGCGCCAGCGGTTGTTGAGGCGAATGAGGCGTTGCTTGAGTTCGGGGAAGTCGTACTTGCCGCGCATGATGTCGACGATGTAAATGTCGCCGTTCCTGTCCATGCCAGCGAC